AAATGTGGGGAACAACTCATCTTGTGACTGATTATCATCCACCAAAAAAGGTAATTCAAGAGATTATGCACGATGATTTATCACCAAAAAAACATCATTTAAAAGAACAAACCGAATTACATCAAAAAATTAGGAATGATGAAGATTATGATGACTGGGAGTATGGTACAGAACCAAATTATGGTATAAGTGGGCTATAAATAAAGACAATACTTGAGTAAATCAGTGGTTCAAAGAATATCTCGCCAATTTAAGGATATTAGCTTGTCTTTCGACATGCATCCTGTAACGCGAGATATTCTTATTCTTAAAGATGCGGATGCAATTAAACGATCAATTCGTAATATTGTTCAAACACTGCCTGGTGAACGATTTTTTAACTCAACACTTGGGTCAAATTTATCAACAAGTTTATTTGATTTTATTGATTTTGGTACGGCATCAACAGTTCAGACTCAAATTACCAACACAGTGCAGAGTTATGAACCAAGAGCAGAAAATGTGACTGTAGAAGTCGCTCCACGATATGATGAAAACGCATTTGATGTGACTGTTTATTTTGATGTTATTGGGCAAGACTTTCCTAGACAACAATTTAATTACATTTTAGAGGCAACAAGAAGATAAAATGCCTTTTACAAAATTTACAAATCTAGATTTCGATCAAATTAAGATATCCATCAAAGATTATCTCCGTGCAAACTCTACATTTACGGATTTTGACTTTGAAGGATCAAATTTCTCTGTATTGATTGATACTTTAGCGTATAATACTTATATCACCGCATTCAACTCAAATATGATTGTGAATGAGTCTTTTCTGGACTCTGCAACGCTTCGTGAGAATGTAGTATCCCTAGCTAGAAATGTAGGGTATGTTCCACGCTCAACAAAAGCAGCAAAAGCAACAATTTCATTTAATATTTCAACTAATACAACATCTCCGCAAGTTACTTTAAAGTCTGGATTAGTTTGTGTTGGCGGAAACGGTCAAAACTCTTCATATGTATTTTCAACTCCAGAGGATGTGACTGTGAGTGTCACAAATGGCGTTGCTACATTCTCTAATCTATCTGTTTTTCAAGGAATTTTCCTGAATAAAAATTTTACTGTAGATTCTTCTTTAAATCAAAGATTTTTACTTGATAATCCTGGTATAGATACGAGTACAATTAGAGTCAAAGTTGGAAGTAGAACTTATCGTGTGATTGATAATTTATTTGAAGTTAATAGAGAATCTGAAATTTTCTTAATTCAAGAAGTTTCTGACGAAAAGTACGAACTTTTATTTGGAGATGGTGTTTTTGGTAAAAAACTTACAAATGGTGAAACTGTTAAAACAAGTTATATTGTGACCAATGGTGAAGATGGTAATGGTCCAAGAGTATTTACATTCTCTGGAACTATTGTAGATTCAAATGGAATAGCAATTGATCCGACTGGAACTGTCTCTGTAACCACTGTAAATGCCTCTACAGGAGGTTCTTCGATTGAGTCTATAGATTCGGTCAAATATTTTGCTCCTAGACTCTATTCGTCCCAGTATCGCGCTGTGACAGCAAGAGATTATGAGTCGATTATTCAACAGGTTTATCCAAATACAGAATCAGTATCAATTGTGGGTGGAGAAGAATTAGATCCTCCACAATTTGGAACGGTTCTAATTAGTATCAAACCAAAAAATGGTACATCTATATCAGATTTTTCAAAAAATAGCATATTAAATGATCTCAAAAAATATTCTGTTGCTGGAATTAATCAAAAAATTATTGATCTTAAATTACTATATGTTGAAGTTGATAGCACCATTTACTACAATTCTTCATCGGTCGCAAGCGTAGAAAATTTAAGAACAAATATCATCAATACTTTAACACAATATTCAAAATCAGTTGATTTTAATAAATTTGGTGGAAGATTCAAATATAGTAAGGTTACTCAGGTCATTGATAATACTGACAGTGCTGTGACTTCAAATATTACAAAAGTTAGAATGCGAAGAAATTTGAATTCAGTTTTAAATAGATACGCACAATATGAAATTTGTTTTGGTAATAAATTTTATAGAAACCCAAATGGATTTAATATTAAAAGCACAGGATTCAATATTATAGAAGAATCAGACGTGGTATATTTTTCCGATGTTCCCGTAGATTTAGAGACTGGTATTTTAACAATTATAAAACCAACAACAATTCCTGATCAATATCAGGTTGTTAAAAAATCAATTGGAATTGTTGACTACAAAAAAGGTGAGATCATTGTTAATACAATTAATATCACGAATACCCAACTACCTGATGGTATAATTGAAATTCAAGCTTTTCCAGAATCAAATGATGTTATTGGTCTTCAAGACTTGTATTTAATTTTTGATGTTTCAAAAAGCACCATAAATATGAAGAAGGACACTATAGCTTCTGGCGAGCAAATTTCTGGTATTAATTTTGATTCCACTTCAAGTTACGCAAACGGAAAGATAACGAGGTAATATGATCACAACTGGTTTTGATTCTAGGGTTAAGATTCAACAAATTATTGAAAATCAGTTACCAGAATTTATAATATCCGAAACCCCTAAAGCAGTAGAATTTTTAAAGCAATATTATATTTCGCAAGAATTTCAAGGCGGAAATATTGATATTGCCGAAAATTTAGATCAATATAAAAAATTAAATAATTTAAATCCTGATGTAATTTCTGGAATTTCAACTCTTGCTCAACAAGTTGGATCTTCAGATTCAAATATTTACGTTAACAATACTAAAGGATTTCCACCACAATATGGATTATTAAAAATTGATAATGAGATCATTACATACACTGGTATTGGATCTACGTCATTTACTGGATGTGTAAGAGGATTTAGTGGAATCGTAACGTATCATAGTTCTACTAATCCCGAAGAACTTGGATTTTCTACTTCAAAATCTGAGAGTCATTCAAAAGGAACGGTTGTAGAAAATTTAAGTGCTCTATTTCTAAAAGAGTTTTATAAAAAATTAAAACAATCTTTGGCTCCAGGATTTGAAAATGTTGATTTTGTCTCTAATTTAAATGTAAATAACTTTATTAAAGAAATAAGAACTTTTTATCAAAGTAAAGGCACACCAGAGTCATTTAGAATTTTATATAATGTTTTGTATGGTATTGATCCAACTATTTTAAAATTAGAGGAATTTTTAATTAAACCCTCTAGTGCTGAGTTTATTAGAAGGGAAATTTTAGTAACAGAATTAATTTCTGGACAAGATCCAAATAATCTTATTGGTCAAGTAATTAAAAATTCAGATGATACTGCTTCTGCTCCAGTTTCAGAAGTTGAAATTATAACTCGTAATAATAAAAATTATTACAAAATACAATTATTTGCTGGATTTGATGATAAAAGTTTAATAGAAGGAACATTCCAAATAACACCAAAAACAAAAGTAATTGATAAAGTTGGTATTAATTCTACTGTTATAACAGTTGATTCCACGATTGGATTCGGCCAAACCGGATCAGTTATTTGTGGAATCAATACAATTACTTACACTGATAAATCAATCAATCAATTTTTTGGATGTAGTGGTGTATCAGCAGAAATATCTCCAGGATCTGACATTAGATCTGATAGATTAATTTATGGATATGAAAATGGAAATACTTCAAAAAAAGTGGAATTACGAGTTACTGGAGTATTATCAGAACTAGAAGATCAAAATAATATTTACTTTAGATCAATTGGAGATTCTATTTCTGTAAAACATATTGGAGATAAAGTTAAAAATCCAATTCAAAAAACATATAAGCAATTAATCTTTAATTCATGGATTTATAATACTAGTTCAAGATATGAAGTAAGTGCATTTAGTAGTGGTCAAGTTACATTATTTGAAGCACCAGACAAATCGAGTTTGAAAGTAGGAGATTCTGTAAATGTTTTAAGCAGAAATTCTGAAAATATTATTGTAGAGAATGCCATAGTAACATCAATTATTAATAACGTTGTCTCTTTAAATAAAAATATTACTGGCATTAGTTCAAATACAAAAATTAGTATAAGAAGAAACATAAAATATGCATCATCCACAGGGTTATCCTTACGATACCCTAAAATTACTGCTAATGTTCAAAACACATACGATGAAAATTTAAAAAATATTTTTGTAGCCTCAAATTCTCTTCCAGACTTCAATATTTCTAAACAAGTAGTTTTTGCATCAATACAAATTACACCGTCATCAAATTTAAATGATATTTTTCCAGGTGCTATAATTTCAACGGATGGGACAACAAAATATACAATATTATCTTTCATAACTGCTGTACCATTTATTACAGGGGACGCTGTGGTTTACACAGGGACCGGTAATGCTATTGGTGGATTAACATTTAATCAAACTTATTACGTTGAAGTTTTAGAAACGACTAATCCAACAGATATAAAAAATAAAATAAAATTATATAATGCTAGATCTTTCATTGGAACTAATAATCCTGTGCAATTTGATAGATCATCTCAGTCAGCCATACACACATTTACATTAGAAGAGCAAAAAGGAACCAAAAAATTAGATCCTAAAAAAATACTAAGAAAAATACCATTAGCACCAAATATAAAATCTGGAAAAGGAATCATAACTCAACCAGGACCAACTGGAATATTAATCAATGGTGTTGAAATAATAAATTATAAATCAAA